CGCTATGAGGCCGACAATGTCGCCAAAGTCCACGGTTCTAACCTTTGAGTTTGGCTCGGACAATAGCCCGTGCGCGTTCGGTTTCGGTAGCCACTTTTGGGTGCTTCGATGATGTTGGCTTCTTCTTAACCGGTTCGACTTCGACCGTGTCCACGTGTAGTTCTTGATCTATTTCACTCACTTAGGGGCTCCTCTATTTGTGGGCTAACGAACTGGTCGAGCACCGGGTCGTAGGTCATTCCTTGACCGGCGTAGGTTCCCCTAAAATTGCCGTTGTACGAGGTTTGCAGCCATTCGCCTTCGATACCGATAGCAGCGATGAACGCTTGCCCGATAGGTTCGGAGTCAGGATAGTCACCACCGCCACAGTCGGAGTTGTTGATCACGATCACGTTGCGAACAATGTTGTTGTCTACTTGCGCGAAGTGAGCCATTTACACCACCACCCTTACGATTATGATTCCAGACCCACCAGCGCCACCCGATGCACCATGGACGGATGAGTGTCCACCGCCGCCTCCGCCGCCCCCGGTGTTTAAAGATCCTGCTGTAGCGGTCGTGTTGTTGTTTGATCCCGCACCACCACCACCAGAGCCGCCAGAGCCTGCAGTTGCGTCGCGAACACCACCACCACCGCCACCAGATCGCGTAATGCTAGATCCCGTAATTACTGAACTTGATCCCGCACCACCACCCCCGGCCACACCCGCCGCCGCGTTGCCACCTGTTGCCCCCGCTCCACCGCCACCACCAGCGCCCAAATTCGTGGCTGTTGTTCCCGTCCCTCCGGCGTTTCCTTGACTTGATACGGCAGCACCACCAAGCGAATTTAGTCCACCCGCACCACCACCACCGGAACCGCCGCCCGACCCTTGCTTTGATGAACCGGAACCGCCTAAATACCCGGAACCGCCACCACCGCCGACACCAAAATAATTATTTATTTGTGAAGTGATTCCGTTACTGCCACCCGGATAAATGCTGGGCGAATTGGGACCGCCAGCACCCCCTGCGCCAACAATTACAGTGAGTGTACCTAGAGGTAAATATACGTTACTAGCCGCCAAACTGCCACCACCACCACCGCCACCACCAGTTAATGAACCACCGCCGCCGCCGCCACCAATCACAAGAATGTCAGCGAACCCGGCCTGATCCACAATAAGTTCGCCGCTAGCCGGGAACGTGATGTATTTGTAACTATCGCCGTCTGTGTATGTGCCGGTAGCCGCGTTTGTAAAGTTCGCGTTACCGGCCCCGCTAAAAAGTACCCATTCACTACCGTCGTACCGGTACCCCTTATTGTCGTCGTTAAGGCTACACATTTGGCCCTGTACCGGGCTTGGTATTGCGGCGTCACGTGCTGCCGCGTCTGCAAACGGGTTAACCCCGACAATGTCGATACGCTCCGCTAGCGCCTCCGAGGCACCGGGATAGTTTGCGACGAGGTCGGAGGATTCCACATATGGATTGCCTACCGGGGTGACTGCCATTTTATAACCTCACTAGATCGGAGTTAGTAACTATTTCAAACCATTGGGCGCCCGCCCCGACTTCTGACCAGGTAAATGTCGGGGTAACTTGACCCCATTGTAGGACCTGCAAAGAGAATCTAGGGTCAGATATGGACAGTGTCATGATGTGTTGCCCGTTGTTGTAGGAGTCCGTCCAGCCTTCGACGATCCCGTTAAAGTCAGGATACGGGCCTGAGGCAGGTAATCCTCTGACGGTTACTAGGTCACCGGATACGAGCTCGAGTAGTGCGGTCGTGTCGGTTGCGTCGAGTTGATCTACGAGCACCGATATTTGGCCGAGGTTCCAGAGCCCGTTCGCTTGCGCGGTCATGATCCCGGCGGCCCGAGTCGTCGCGTCGCTGAGGGTTTTAATGTCTGTGTCGAGCCTGTACTCACGCCGCCCGTATTGCGTGATTGAGGCGCTATCCGTTTGGGTCACTGACTCATCTGGCCCGTATGTCACGGTCACATCGTTAATGAGAGGCGTCAGAGTCTTAGCCCACGTCGGGGCGAAGATAACCCCTGGGGCTTCGAGATTGAAACTAGGCGGGAATAGCGGGTAGTCTGCCCATGTGCCTTCGGCTTCTGACCAGGTGCCGACCTGGTTGGCCCATATTCCGGCGAATGTTGTCGATCCCCGGTTACCGTAGTCCTCAAATATTATTCGGCCTGTCGGGTCGTCGTAATACGTTGCCCCGGTTCCTTGAGCGATACGGGCGAGGGCATCAAGTGCCGTGGAGGGTTGCGCGTCAACTTCTAGGATCGCGTACAGCGTGATATCCGGATCTCCAGCGTTGAGGTAGTCGAGGCCAGTGGCGTCCAGTATTCCGGTGACCCGTTGCCGTGCGCTTTGCTCAATGTAGCCCGAGGCACCGACATCCGTATAGCCGAGTTTGGCTAGGTTCCCCATTGCCGTAATAGTCGTGATTGCCGTCGGGGTGCCGGTACTAATAAATGACACGTTCAGGTCACTAATCGCACCGGTGAACCTATCAACACCGTCAAAAGATATTGCGACCGTGTCGGCAAGTTCAAGTAGCGGGCCAGTGTCACCCCGTAGCACAATTTGCGTGTTCGAGGCGGTCGGGTTTGAGGTCACGTCACTACGTCCGTGGGCTACGGTGACGTTAAACTCGAATAGGTCCAGGTCGATAACCGACCCGGCGAGAGTGATTTCGAGTGTCATGTCAGCACCGGGGTTACGACCGAGCCACTACGGGCATCCGAATTACGGATCACGTTAGCAATAGCCCTGGCGACCTGTTGATCGGTGATCAGTTGTTGGGCGGCTGTAGCGTCCGCTACTTTTTCTGCCCGGGCCGCTGTGGCTGCCGCTTCGACGTTGCGAACCGCTGCGGCCACGTCACTAGCGAGTCGTGTTTTGAACGCTGCCCCGACGGGTTTAGCCATATTCTTACCCAATTTTTTTAGGGTTTCGCGTTCGTAGTCGAGTTGGTTGGCAAGCCCGACGACCATTGCGGCGGCTTGCTCTACCCCGGCGTTCATAAAGTCAGGCACTAAACCGAGTGCAAGCTCTTTAGTTTTGTCTTGAATGTTTACAAACTTTTCGTTAATTGTGCCCATTAAGCCTTTATCGCCTAACATCTCTTGACCGAGTGCACCGCCAACTTCCGGGCCCAATCCGGCCATGTAATCAATGAGCCGCTGATCTACCTTCGAGTTTTGCAGGCCTTCAAGTACGTTCCCAAACCATTCGGCCTCCGCTATTTGAGCGTTAAAAGCATCCACCAAAGCCACACCGGTTTTATTGCCCTCTTCATCGAATTGATCCGTAAAGGCTGAGCCCAGGTCGATCCCGGATAGTAGATTCCCCTGCATCGTTAGGGCGTAGTCGGCTACGGCGTTTTTAGCGTCCTTAAAACTCTGTATTTGAGTGTTGAGTAGTGCCTCAGTTGAGGCGATTGCCTTGCCTACGTCTTCCGTGCTTTTTTCTAGGAACTTCTGAAACTTCGTTAGTTTTTCTACTTCGACGGTCGCGGATCCGGTCGAGCCGCCGTAGCTTCGTATTGTGTCTTCGGTTCCCTCTAATATCTTTTCGTATGCGGCTTGCCGTTCGGCTAGGGTAAGTACACCGTAGGTCGCTTTGACGTTTGCGGCGGTTTGCTCGTTTGTTGCCTTTTCTACTTCCCTCAGGCCGCCGAGGAAGTAGGGGAGGCCGTCGGCGGTTTTCTTGGCGGCGTTAGCAAAGACAAGTAATTTGTCGGCGCTTATTAGAGCGGCGTCGCCCGTTTCCTCTGTCGCTTGAGCGAGTGCGTTCATTACGCGACTAAACGGGTTAATTGTGTCACTGACGAAACTGAAGGCGTCACCGAGTAACCCGGTCTCCGTTTTGACTTTCTTCTCGATGTCTCTAAGGAATATGAAGCCGTCGTAGAGCATTGCTAGCGAGGCGACGACGTCGGCAACGGTTTCGCCTAGGTCTTCGAGTGCAGGTTCTAGTTTCTCCATGGATTTGACCATGTCGCTAGTGCCCTCAGTGGCGTCAGTTAGCCCGGTGAGTAAGCCTTTGCCGAACGCTTCCGCTAGGTTGTCCGTTGCTGTTTTAAGTACTCTCATGCGGCCTTGGAGCGTGTCGGCGGATGCCGTGGCCTGCCCGCTAAACGTGTCTGACAATACTTGAGTAATGACTTGCATGTCGCCGGTTTTGATTGTTGCAGCGTCGATACCGGCACCGAGCCGGGACAGTCCGGCTATGTTTCCTTCGTACGCTTTACCCATCGCGTCAGTTACGGCTTCGAGGCTTTTACCGGATCCGGCAGAAACATCAAGGGCTAGGCTTAAGGCGTCTTGCGCTTTACCAGTGTCACCTAGTGCCCTGACCAGGCGGTCGTAGGCGGGTCGTAGTTCGGTATCTGCCACGCCGAGGGACCGTTCAAGACCGTAAATAAACTTTTCTATTTCTGGCTGGTCGTGCGCTAGGCCAAGGTTGTCCAGGGTGGTGGAAAGTCTACGGACGGCCTCTTCATCTTCGAGGGCTGCTTTGACTCCGTCGGATGCTAGTTTCACGGCGAGCGCACCGGCGGCGAGACCTGCACCGATAAGGGCAGGGCCGAGCATGTTTTTAAGGGATCCCGCTAAACCTTTTAAACCGCCTTGAGCCTGAGTCATTCCGGCGTTAAATTTTTTTAGATCCGCCGCTAAGTAAACCGTTAAGGTTTTTCCGACTGCCATTACATCACCGGCCATTTACGGACAACACGGTCTACGGCTTGGCCCCATTCTTGTAAGGCGGGTTTCTGGTAACT